CAAAAAATTTCTCCCGCTAACGCGGGTGAGGAAGTATTGTTAGAAGCTATTAAAGCTCCTTTCAATACAATATTAGATAATGCAGGTATTACAGGTATAGTATGCGACGATCAAGAGTATTGTGGCATCGATGTGATAACTGGTGAGTGCGTAGATATGATTGAAGCAGGCATTGTAGATCCAGTACTTGTAACTAAGTCTGCACTAAAGAACGCTGTATCAGTAGTATCAACTATTATATCAGCTGATTGTGTAATTTCAAACGCTAGAGCAGATGAGAGCAATCAATGATTATATAGTAGTAGACGTAGAGAAAGTAGGTCCTAAGAAAGTTGGTGGCCTACTTCTTACTGAAGAACTAGACGAAAGCAATAGGTATATCAAAGCTACGATTATCTCTACAGGTAATCTAGTTGAAGGCCTAAAAGATAACGATATTATATATTACGACAAGCACGCTGGGCATGGTATAACCTGGGCAGATACAATGTACCATGTAATACGAGCAAGAGATGTAGTGTTGGTGGAGTAACTACTTTGCTAAACGTGTGATATATATATTAGACCTAAACCTCAAATCATAAACCTTACACGTATAATAAACAATAACTAATTTAAAAATTTAAAAATGGACAAAATTGAAAATTGGCTATATTTCCGTACAGTAACGGATGAAGCCAACGATGATGGTGACACAGGGTCGTCTGGCTTAGCACCAGGATCTATTTGTATTCCTGCGTCATCAATCCAAAACATGGAGCCTGTAACCGATACAGGTCTTAAGATTCACATCAAGTCTATCATTGTACCTGAAGATCCAAACAGCCAAGTTAGAAGAGCTTATGCGTCAGGCGACGGTCAGGACTCTATCAAGATTACTGTAACTCAAGGTAAAATGCAAGAAGTTATGGAAGTGATTGCTCAAGCTTGCAATTCTTACATTCACGGCACTGGATTCATTGTAGTAGCTGACGCTTGTGTTACTACTGATTCTGCTGATAGCGCTTTAAACGATCTAACTATTCCTGCTGAATTTCTTAGCAAACATATTGAGGGTAGCGCATTAACTATTAGTAAAATTCGCGGAGGTAGAGGTGTTCACGAGTACTATGAAATTGTTACACCTATGACAGCAGATGATAACGATGTTGCTGCTTCGCTTTCTATCAAGCTTCCACAGAATTGCGTTATATTAGAAGCAGCGCTGACTAACTTTTCGGTAGCATCTAACGACGTAGGTTCTGTAGCTTTAGAAATACATAGCGCCGCTATAGCAGATGACTCTGCTTCTGCTGGTACTGAAATTGTAGGCGCGGATGTAGCGAGTAACTTATCTGTACCTGACGTTGATCTAGATATTAGTTCTGATTCTAACAACCAAATCGTGCACTCAGGATCACTAGCTCCTATAGGTAGAGGTACAGATGAAACGTTCTTCCACGTATGTGCTAAAGAAGATATGAGCTCTATGACAGGTACTCCAAAAGTTGGTGTATATGTTAAGTGGTGGGGTGATCAAGCAACTCTTTTATAATAACCAGATAAAAATCTAAAAAAAATGATACAGACAAAATATACAGACAGATTCTGGTACTTTAGAGACATTAACGACGAAGATGACGACGACAACACTGGAACATCTATTATGATTCCTATTGGCGCAATCACTGGATTCGTTACAACAGCAATTAATAAACTTAAAATTTACTTTGAGTACCCTGCTTTAGGCAATCAACTTGAAAAAGCTGTAGCAGGAGAGCAAGCAGCAGGTAACCATGGTTACGTAGAGCTTAACGTTACTCGCGGTAGAATTAAGCAAGTAATGGCTGCTTTAGTTGAAGTTTATAACGCAGGTCCTCATCACGATGGATTTACTGTTATTGCAGATGATTCAACTGTTGACTTCGACGGTACTACTAGAGGTAAAGTTTTCATACACCCAGATATTACTGGCGTACATGAAATTAGAAACTCTTACTCAGGAGTAGGAGCGTAACATGAGACTATCAGCGCATGATTTGCGTGATATGAATATCCTTAAGTATTACAGGCTCACGCGTAAGTGGGCCTGTAAGACTTACGGATTAACTGATGCTGATCTAGAATTACTTATATATTTAGATCATAAGGGTAGATTTACCCGAAACGAATTTATCGAGGGTGCTTACACATATTCTTGGGATAAGAAAAGGTGGGAGAAACTACGATCAGCTGGCTGGATAGAGGTTTGGCGACATAGAAACAGAACAAGTATTAAGTACTCTGTATTTAAAACGTCGTTTAAATGCTCACAGCTAGTGACACGAATATATCGCATATTGCTTGGCGAAGAAGATCTACCAACTTCTGAACGTAGCATTTTTTATAACAACAAATCGTATACAGATAAAGTCTACAACAAAGCAATAGACGATATGATACGAGATAAAGAAAGATAACATGCCGTTTAAAATGAAAGGTACAGCGATGTACGACAAGGTACAAAATGATAGAGGTATATCTAGCATGAGACTTAAATCACCTATGGACAAGTCTCCTATGGATAAATCACCTATGGATAAATCACCTATGGATATGGGTCACTCACCCAAGAAGATGAAGTCACCAATGGATAAGTCACCAATGGATAAGTCACCAATGGATCATGCTCATGGTGCTATGAATATGTCTCATATGAAGCTTAAAAAAGATTCAGCTATGGATATGTCGCACATGAAGCTTAAAGAAGACTCAGCTATGGATATGTCTCATATGAAACTTACGCAAGATGCTGCTATGAAAATGACTTCAGCTATGAAGAAAATGTCACCTATGCAAGCTAATGCTTTTATTGGAGCTTTAAACGACGCTAGAAAAAAAGGAGCTAAAACTTTTGAAGTAGACGGTAAAACATACGACGTTAAATAATGGCTTTTAAGCTTGGCAAATATAAACCTTTACCAGGCATAGCGTCAGGCGGTAAGCTAAAAAAGTCTTTACAGTTTAAAGTAGAACATAAAGAGCTTGGGCCTGGAGTTATGGGTGAAGCTTATCCTAACAAAGTTGTCGTAGACGACGATATTAAAAAAGGTACGCCTCAGTACGACAGAGTTATAAAACACGAAGCTCAACACGTAAAAGATTTACAAAGCGGTAGAGCCGCGTTTGGTGATGACTATGTAAGATGGGAAGGCAAGACATACGCTAGAAAAAGCGGTATGATTAAGTATAATGGTAAGTGGAAAGAAGAAGGCGACAAGTCTTTTCCATGGGAAAAAGTAGCAATAGATGCCGAAAAAAATTAAAGAAACAGGCCTAGGTAAATGGCTAGCTAACAAAGCGCCAAATGTGCTTGATGTAGTAGGAGACTTTCTACCGGATCAAGGAGCGTTAGGTATAGTTAAAAACCTTATTGATAAAGATCCTGAAGTAGACACAGAGGCAGGCATGGCTGCTGTAGATGCTGAGGTTGCTTTTCAAAATAATGTAAGCGAAAGATGGAAAGCTGATATGGGTAGCGATGTAAAGCTAGCTAAGCTTATAAGACCACTAACGCTTATATGTCTAATGGGTATGTTCATGCTAACAATGGTTTTTGATAGCGTAGATACATTACCTTTCAATGTTAAAGATTCATATGTA